TGATTATGATGCCAATACAGTAACAATCGACAATAATCCAGCAACATCTGGTCCAGTTACACTAACTTTCTCACCTCCATATGGAAATGCAACCACTCCTTTTACATACACAATTTCTGCTGTAGGTCCTGTAGATTCTGTTACTGTAAGTAACGGTGGTGTTGGTTATTTTGATGGAGACTCTTTATCAGTTGTTGCGACTGACTTGGTTCAACCAATAACTTACTTTGTTGTTGCTCTAAGTCTCCAGGAATTAACACTTGGTCCCACAGCAGTACCAGCAGGAACTTTCTCAGCAAATCAATCGATCACATTAAGAGACGGAACTCCCACAGCAACATCTCTATCATCTTCCACATCATTAACACCAAATTCTGTTGGTCCACTAGCAACCACACTGACTACAACAACAAATCAAATTGTTTTATCTAGCACCAGTGGAATTTCTGCTGGATATATTGTAACTTCCACTGGAACTGGTGTAATTGGACCAAATGTTGTCGTAGCGAGTGTTGATAGTGGAACACAAGTAACTTTATCAGCGAATCCAATTGCATCTGGTGCAGCGGATCTTACATTTACTGAAGATATTTCAGCAACATACACTTCTGTTCAAACAACTACTAATAGCGCAAATGGTTCTGGAGAAACATTAACTATTCAACGAGGATCTGATGGATCTGTAAGTAGTGTTGTTTCTGATCAGGTTGGATATTTTTACAGTGTTGGAGATACTATAACTGTATCTGGAGCACTAGTTGGCGGTGCAACTCCAGCTGATGACATTACAGTTGTTGTAGATGCAGTAACTGATTTAACTCCATCGGTAGTTAGAGAGGTTAATGAATCTGGTGGATTTACAACATCAATCTTAGTTGATGAGCAAGGATACTTTGATGGTTCTATTTTTGTTGTTGAAGGAACCAATTCTCCAGCATATACAGCAGTAACTGCTTCTTCTACCAGATATGGTTATACAATTAATACTGGAAGTGGTGCGGTCTATACTCCAGACATAACATTGTATGAAGGAAACACATATACATTTGATGTTTCTGATGCTTCTATGTCAGGACAAGACTTTAGTCTATCAGAGTTTCCTGGAGGTATTTGGGGCAATGGATACATAGAAAATATCGCATCTACTATTACCGCCTCATCAACTACTATTGGTGTTTCCGATAGTACAGGAATTATTCCTGGAATGCTTGTTAATTTTGTAAGTGGAACTGGACAACTGCAATCAGAAACAAAAGTTGTTTCTATTCAAGATATAAACAATGTAATTGTTGATAAAGCACCAACAGCAACTGGAACTCCAATTTTAGAGTTTAGGGGATATGCGTATGAAGAAGGCGTTACCGAAGACGCGAGTACGCTTACAATTAAAGTTTTAAACACAACCCCAACATTATACTATTACTCAAATAATTCAGATCCATCATATGCTAATGCTGGCGGATCTCCTGGATCCGAAGCAACAATAACGAATGATCCAAATAACCCAAAGGTATTTGGATCTGGATTTACACTAGATGTAATTACAGTTGGTTCTATTGATATTATTAAAAATGACATTGCAAGTGGTCAACTTGATGCATCAACAGTTGTCGCTACAACAGGTCTATTTGACAACATAACAGCATCTCAAAATGTAAACAGCAGTGCTGTTAATACTACTACTCTGGCAGCAACTATTTTCAACACTGGTTCTGGATTATCAGTTTCTGGTGGAACGATTTCAATTTCAGGTCCCAATGTTAATATTGGAAGTGGTGTAACCGTAGAAAATTTAACTGGAAATATTACATCATCTGGCGTTATCAAGAGCACTCAGGAATTCAATTCCAATAATAAATTAACTATTACCGAGAGTACCATTTCAACTCTTGGTGTTAATGACATCATTTTACAACCAGCTGCTAATAGAATTGCGAAAACAACTGGCACTACAGCATTTGTAATTCCTTCTGGTGATACAAGTCAGAGACCATCTCTCCCGATCGCACAAGACGGTGCTATTAGATTTAATACTCAAACAAACCAATATGAAGGTTACAGTTCATCTTCAGCGTCTTGGTCTTCTTTGGGTGGGGTTCGTGACTTAGATGGCAATACTTACATCTCAGCAGAAGCAACAGTCGGTGCTAATGATAACACACTATATTTTTATAATGATAACCAAAATACTCTTAGAGTTACAACAACATACTTAGATTTCTATAGCACTAAAAAAATCAGATCAAGCAACATTTCAGCACCTAGCAACAGTCTTTGGACTGCCAATAAGGTTGTTGCTCTAGGCGATTTTATTAGATATAAGAGAAATATTTATGAGGTAACTGCTGTACCATTAGCACCAACAACTCCAACATTAGGTGGCACTGGAGCACAACCAACACATACCACGGGCACCGCTTCAAATGGTAATGTAGAACTTACTTTCTCAGTGACTGCAGTTTCTGATTTGACATTTGAAGAGTGTTCTGAAGTTAGAATTGGACCAACTGATATTACCCCACTGGTAATTAACCAGAAGTTGAGATTTTCTCAAAACATTATATCAACAGATACAGATGATCTTATTTTACAACCAAACTCTGGTCAAAATGCTGTAGTTCAAGCATCTACTGCTTTGGTCATCCCAGTTGGTGATATAAACCAAAGAGCTCCAATTGCCAGTGCTATTACTGGATCTATTAGATTTAATACCACAGATACTCAGTTTGAAGGATTCGATGGTTCTCAATGGGGATCTCTTGGAGGAGTCAAAGATGCAGATCAGGATACTCTGATCAAAGCAGAAACTGCTCCTGGTTCGGATGAAGATACTCTGTATTTTGTAAATGCAAATGTAGAGACTGTAAAACTCACAGTAAATGGATTAGAGTTTTCTGGTATTGATACAATCAATGTCACAAGTGCAGTTCCTGGGGCACAAGTTTTAGCAATTAATGCAGATACAATCACTCTGGACAATAATGCAACAACGATTGACAACACCGATTCTACAAGATCATTCCTCTTCGCATCAAAACAATATCTAGATCTTGGTGTTTCTTCTGGAATTTATAATGACCCCGTTTTGAGACTAGACGATCAGGGAGATGTTTTCCTAAATACTGGTTTTGGAACTGGTGTTTATAACGGGGTCAAGATTTTTGACAGTGATCTTAAAGAGTTTGAATTAGCAGACTATAAGATTGCAACTGGTGATCTAACCTTTGTCAAAGGAACTATCGATCAGGGATCCATAGTTCTTTACGATCCAATTACTGCTATTGGTTGTAAAGTGACTGTAGCAGCATTAAATACTACAACAGGTGACAAAGAGTTGGTTGAGTATACCGTTATTGATAACGGTACAGATATTTCATTCACAGACTTTGGTAATGTAAAGACTGGCGCTGATCTGTTTAATACAGTATTTGATTTTAATGCTAGTAACAATGTGAGGGCAACGCTCAGCACAGCATCTGGATTAGCAAGTGGAAATAATATTATTATCAGTATCACCGTAAACGTCTATAAGAGATAAAAATGACATCACTCAAACAAAATTTTGACTCTGTTGGGGGATTTTCTGTAGCAGATAAGACTATTGTAAATGAATTATTTGACATTAAGAATGTCAATTCATTAGAAGTCAAAAATAACTTCTATGGAGATAGTAAAACATCTCAATACATTTTAAGAGGACTGAATACAGGTATCCTTCAACTCGATGATGTTGGCACGCAAATTCCAATAGATAGTAGTACCGTAAGTTTTATAACTGGACATATATTAGGGGTAAATCCTGCAGGCAAGGTTTATAGCGCAAAGATAGAAACCACATTCTTTTGCAACGGGGTTGGGACAACAACCGTTTTGTCAAGTATGACTACGATTATCAAAGATGATATTCCAGATGGCGAAACCTGGCAGATTTCTCCTTTTGGTGGAACCAATCAATTTAGCTACAGTACAATTCGTGCTGGTACAACTTTGAACATAAAATGGTTTGTATCAACGCAAGTTGTCAGTATCGAATGGGCTTGATGCTAAATATAAGATAGGAAAAAAGTCAAGGAAACGGAAGCACCATGAGTTTTAATATTAATTCCGACAAAGAGCAAATTAGAGGTTTAAACCCTAAACTCATCGGTGATAATGAATTAACAATCAGAGGTGGAACTGGTTCAAACCAAAGAGAAATTCTTAGAACAGAACTAGATGCAAACACGCAATTGCCACGTGTTGGTATTAACAGAACTGGGCAAAGAATTAATAATATTGATGTGGATACTGGAGGTACTGGTTATACTTCCGCTCCCACAGTTACAATCGATGCGCCACCTGCAGGTGGCGTTCAAGCTCAGGCATCCGCTTTTTTCTTTAATGGTAGAGTAACGTCTATCGCAATTAATAATCCTGGAAGCGGGTATACTACTGCTCCTGGCGTCACAATCACTGGAGGTGATGGACAGGGTGCCAGCGCAACCGCATTCCTAGACACAGTAGATTATGAACTTGACATTAACGGTGCTATTAGAACTTCCACTTCTATCATTTCTGATACTGCAAGAATTCTAAACCTTGATATTGATAACTTCATTACTCCAAATGCTGCTTTCAGAGCTCCAACTCTAAAGACATTTATGAATAATACTGGTACTCCTTG